TTCTCAAAGATGTTCACATAAGATTCAAGTGAACCCACCATGCCGGTGGTTCCTTTCTTGAACTCAGAACCCGTGAAAAACACCGAACAAACCGTGCTTACGGCAAATGTTTGACCACCACCCTCGTAGTAGGCAACATCAAACGTACCGGCAGTGTAATCAACGTCCGTAACTTGAAACTTGTTGCTACCTGTACCATTGTTGGCATAGATAACACCTGTTTGTTGAGGACGTACAGCAATACCGTTAGTGGCCGAAGGAATGAGTGTGTCATTCACGGTGATAGTAGCGGTATCAGCAGCAGCAGCAGCATCGGTAACGCAGTTGACGTACTTTGTTTCCAAACGTCCGTCTTCCGACCATTTTACCGTGTCAGAGGTCATGCTGTACTCGGCAGCACTCTTTTCCAAGAAGCCCATAATCATTTGGTCTCCGAAGGATTCAAAGATTGTGGTGTCGAGTTCAGGCATATAAGGCGTCTCGAAGTCATACTGCGTAATGTAGTTGTACGGAGTAATGACCTTCTGTGCGCCCGGTTGTAAATTCAAACTTGAAGCAGTTAAGCCCATTTTATTTAGTTTTTACCCGAGTAACGTAAAGTCACCATTGATTTTATCGGGGTCATTTTTCAACGATAACAGAGTAACGGTTTGACCCTAATCCATTTGGAGTTTTACGCTCACCCATATCAATATTCTTGATGTCTCGCGTAGTCTTGTCAATGGCTTCCGACCGTCCGAGTTCGTAGAAGTACGAAGCAAGGCCGTCAGGGTCACGGTATGCTGCAAGTGACTTGTGATACCCAGCCGCGTCTTTAATCGAGCCGTCTGCGTTCAAGTGTTTACCAATGGCATCACCAAGATTGCTTTGAGCCTTCTTAATTTCTTCGGGGCTACCCGGCACAAATTTCACTTCACGGTCACCAACCTTAAACCCGAAACCTCCGAAGTCTTTACTAAAGACCTTATCCGTTTCTTGGGTAAATAGTTGTTGCCTTTTTTGAAGTTCCGCTTGTGCGCTTTCAGTCTGTGCAACGTAGGTTTCGTAGGCTTTGGCTTTTTCAGCAAGTTCGGCATTGGCGACCGCCTGCTCAGACGGGGCTTTGTACCGTGACTTTTGGGCTTCAAAATGCTCAATGGCCTTCGCAACCATTTCTTTTTTCTCAATTCGTGCTAATTGGGCTTCATGGCTGTCATCATCATCATCGAACCAAAAACGGTCAAGTAGGATATTGACATCTTGTTCATCAAGACCCTTGCGGGTTTCCATGATGAAGTCACCAAGTAGTTTTTCGTGCGGCACTTTGGTATAATCCTTTTGCAGTCTGATGTAATCTTCAAGACCGCGCCCTGTTTCAGCCTTATACCGTGCTATTGCTTTGACTTCATCATCGAGGTCAAGTTGTTGCGCGGGTTGTCTTTCTTCAAACAGGCTTTCGAGGTTTTCTACCTTTTTACCGAACTTAGATTCAATAAACGAAAGAACTTTGCTTTCATCAATTTCGTCAACGGGAGGATGTTGTTCTTCAAAAATAGGTGGCTTTTGTTCAGTAGCAGGCGCGCTTCCGTCCTCGATTTTGATTTCGTAGCGGGGCTTTTCCCCGTCTTTTTTTTCTTCTTCTTCCATGATACGTTATGTTATAGATTGCAAAAATATGTTAAAAGTTGCAGTTGCAACTATTATTGACCAAATCTTCCCAAGTTCCCAAAGCTAATACCACCAAAAACATCATTACCCGAACTCTCGAAATCGAGTGGCGGGGTATTGTTTTGCCTTTGATTAACAAGTTTAGATTGTTGTGTTGCTTGAAGTTCCGTGCGCCTATCCTTTCTGTCCTCTTTCATTTCATCACGCTTGGTAATGGTTTCAGCCTCCACGCCTTTAATCTGCATTTGGTAATTAAATTCCTCGGCCATAAGGTTTGATTTGAGTTGCGCTTCAAGTTGAAGTTTCGCCATTTCCCTTTGTCCGATAGCCCCTTCAATCTCAATCTTAGCGTTCTTTTCAGCCTCAATCTTAGCCATTGCTAATTGCGCGGCCACTTCTTGCGCTTGCAGTTGTTGTTGAGCCATTACCGACTGTTGTTGCAAGGCCATTTTTTCCTCGCGCTCCAACTTTTTCTTTTGTCGGTACTTCAATAATTGGTTTGCCAACTTCAAGTTAGCCACTTGCCTAATGTCAATCGCATCAGAAAGGCTAATATCCTTTTGCTGCAAAGCCATTTGGATATTCCCTTCAAGTGCCGCCCTTTCTTCAATGTCAGGACTTACCTCGATGCGAATACCGAAGTCATATAAGTATAAGTCTTTAATTTCTTCAAGTACCGTCACGTTGTACCTACCTATACGATTGATAAAGCCTTCTCTGAAATCGGAGAACTCCAAAATGTCGGCTACGCGCATTGAAAGACACACGGCAAGTTCACGGTGAATGTATTTAGCCGCGTCAAGAATGTGCCTTGTGGCCACGTTGCTATTCAAAGCGGCCATCTTCTGCAACCCTACAAGGCTATTGGGGTCGGGATTACCCGTTGCCGCTTCCGTAAGCCCCGCTACCTCCATCATTTTTTGAAGGTTGTAAGCCATATATGAAAGCAATGCGCTTATCTTATTACCTCCGTTGTTGTGCGATATTTCCTTAAACGGTTCTTTGCCATGATTAAACTCACCTCCAACCGTACTTGAACGGCCTACGACCGAACCCGTTTGATAGAACAATCGCAAAGTATCTTTGAAGGCGTATTTGCTGCCATTACCCAAGTCCACATCAAGCAATCCGTCAATATCAATGAAAATACCATCCGGCAATATCTTCTGCACCACTTGTTGCAGTTTCAAGTGCGCTATTTGGCATTGGTCTGCAAATGGTATTTGACGATTAACAAGGCTATCTGCCCAACCTCTGAGCATTAAAGGCGCACAACCGATATAATTAGGCATTGCGTGTTGAACACTACTTTGAGGGCGAACCATGTTTTTCATAAGTTCCCACTTCAAAAGGTAGTTGCTACCCAATACCATCACCCCGTCATACCAAACGTCAATCGTTTTGGTCACGCGCTCAAAGTTCCCTTCCTCCATCATTTCGGGTGGCGGGTTGAAACTTTCATCTTTGGGTATCATCTTCACCGTTCCTGTCTTTGGGTTTACCTTTTTCTTGTAAACCATTTCCTGACAAGTCTTGTAGTTGAAATACAACAACGCAACGGTATCTCGGTTGTATAATTCGCTTTGTTGATTCCAAGTGGGTGAGTAAATCTGCATCCAACTTTGCCCAAACTTTGTGATTTCACGAAGTTGGTCATTAGTCAAGTCAGGATTGATTTTCTTCAACTCGGTTGCTGGTACAACTTTCCATTCACCCCAATAAAAACAATCTTTGAAAAACGGGTCTTCCGTGTAGGAATGTATCGTGTACAACGGGTCAACGTATTCAAGTGTAACCCCATTGCCCCTATTGAAGTTGTGCTTTGCGAAACTTACCCCAAGTTCAACTTGGTCTTTTGTAAGTCTGTATTGCGTGTCTTGAAAGTTGTTTTCCGCAAACATCGCGTTAATCGCGGTTTCATTGGCTACCTCAATGAGTGGCTTGTACTTCATTTCCATGTACATTGCCATTTCCTCATCGTCCTCGGGAAGTTCATCAGGGTCGGTAGCGAACATATCAATACCCAACGCTTCCTGTGTCATGGCCATCAAGTCCTTAGAAGCAGACTGAGCCTGTATCATGGTTTGGAAACGTGAGCGATTTTCTTGGCTTGTCGCGTCTTCCGCAACGGCTTTTATCCTAAACTGACGTTCATTCAATCCATTTACAACAACGTCAACAAACTTTGGAATGAAAGCAACGGGTGTCCAATCAAGGTTCAAATGCGAAATATCACCGTCATAAGCAAGTTCATCTTTGTATTTGTCAATAGGTTGTTTGCCCGAGGCGTATAACCGCCTACGCATAAACTCGTTGTATCTATTCCCGTATTGAGTAGCCGAAAAGCCGCTTCCCGACCACCAATCGTACTGAATTGCTTGCGCTACCTTTAATCCGTATGCTTCGGTTTTCTTTTCAGCCGCAGGCGCGAACTGGTCGGGAAAGCCCATTGGGATAACTTTTGCCTTTATCTCGTCTGCCATATTCTGCTGTGCGAACCTTTATTGTTGTATTTGGCAAAATTAACACTAATTGTGTTTTGTTTCACTTCCCTTTTATATAGCATTCTATTTACAGCCATAAGCGCATATCCAAGTGACATTGAAGCATCACTTTTTGTCCTATCTCGTATATCGAACTTAGTTAAATCAACAAGGCTTTTCATAAAGTAAAAATCACCCGGCTCGGTTTCGTGGCGATACTCACCCGTTCTATCATACCCAAATCGCTTCTTTATGTAACTATCAAGTGCTTGCGCGTGTGTCTGAATAATATCCTCACCACTACCCGGTATTCCGCCAAGTAGTTTTTCAGTATCGCTTAGTTTATGGGTGGGTCTATCAGGTCGTGTAAGGCTATATCCCCTATACCCTCGGTTGAGGAAGTGATATAGCAACCTTGTTTTGTTGTTTTCAATGAGTATCGGCATACCATAATAGACACAAGCCATCAAAACGTCCTCAAAGAATACCTCTGCCATTTGCGGCCTTGCTACATACTCTAAAAAGCAATGGTTACTCGGAACATCGGACAATGTGTAACCCGT